CAAGGGAGTGGTGACCCTGTTCAACACCCTTAACAGCGTGCTCAAGACCACCGCCATCGTCTCCACCTTCGCGGCCATAGCGGAGAATCCTGCGAAGGGTGCCCTTATCGTAGGGGGCGCAGGGCTGGCCGCAGGAGCTGTGGCCGGTTACATGTACTCCGCCACCCAGAACACCACCAACACAACCATCAATGTCCAGCATGAGAGCACCGCACGCCAGGCGGAGACCCTGGTGGACACGGGGACCTGGTACTAATGGTAACAGTAGGCACAAACGTCATAAAAGCGATAACCGCAGTCGGAACCCGCCCCAAATGGATGGGATGGCTCTCGGACAATGAGATAGGGGGACGGGCAGAGACCCCGAGCGGAGTAAAGAGGCTGGTCGGATTGAACGGGACCGCCAGGGTGGACGAATTTATCTCGGTTGAACCCATCGAGCTCCCGCAGGACACGACAAGCCCTTGGAGGTGCGTAATTTACGCACCAGACGGCTCATATTTGGTAATGAACGGATTAACGGGCTATCCTACAATCGGCACCCCCCAGGTAAGGCTCTCCGACAACGCTCCCGCTCGCGCGATCCTCCACCTCCCGCTCATGGTGGGGGCAGACAATGCCCGCCTGCCGACCTTCGCCAAATGGACGCCCCACGACCCAAACACCCCATACGTCGGGATGATAAAGAGGGGAATGGAGCTGACAGTCGAATATCGGGACGCGGACCAGGATAATTTAACCCTGGTATTTAGGGGCCGTATCTTCCAAATATCGAGCGGGGAAGATATAGAGGTCACCGCATACGACAGGCTTATGGATCTGGTCCAATATTCGGACCAATACCAGCCATCCCTCGCCTCCGCAATAACCGACGAAATGGAGCCGAGGGTCAGCATATCAGGGAATAATTATCTTTACAACACCAGCGCCTCCGCCGGCACTATTACCAACTGCCGGAGCTATAACCGCGTGAGTATAGACAGCCTCGGGAGCCAGAACACCTGGCGCAGATGGCAGGGAGTATCAAAAGCGGACCAGCAGGGGATTATACACAACGCCCCCTCGTATGCAGGAGTAAGCGCCGAGGACGGCGGCACCCTGACCCAATTATCCGTGAAGGTAGGCTGGAGCCCCGTGGATGATGGCAATTATACGATATTACACGTCCGGTTCTATCAATTCGTAGCCGACGGCTCGGGATTGAGATATATCACGGAAGCAGTCAGCCCCTCGCAGACTGTAACAGGCAACGACGACCAGGTGCTGACCTTCACAGTAAACGTAAATTGGCAGACCCACACGGGAGACAGATATGGTGCTATTGTCGAATGGGAGCGCAACATGCCCGCCCCTTACGCAGTACGTGCCTATTGGGTGGGGACCAGCACCAGGATAACCACGTCCGAATATTGGGGATATAGCGGAGGACAGGCAACATCTATTAGCGCAAACGAGATCCTCCCCGAAATAGCGGTGATATTCACTCATTCAGGCGGGTTGGTGGACACCTCGCAGATAACCGTCGCAGGCACCGCGCTGACCATCCCCGCCTCCGCGATCCCCTCGGGACCGACGGACGGACCGCTCACGACCCTGGACAAGGGAATCTCGATTTTAATGTCCTACTTCCCCGCAGGATCGGTGTCGGGCAAGAGCGTCGTGCAGACACTATTAACAGCGGCAGGGCTCCTGCCCGACATCCCCAGCGAAATAGACATAGGGGGCCTGTCGTATTACACGACGAGCACATACGATTATATGACCTGCGTGCACGAATTGATAAGGGCGTACAATCTCGGATTATCCGACACGGTGGGCTCTTCGGGCACGATCAGAGTAAGACCCCGTCACACAATCAGCGAGACCCCCATAAAGACCGTGACGACAGACCCCACAGGCACAGGCGAACAGCTCATAGTGTCCCACAACCTAACGGCGCATTGGATGGCAGAGAAGGCCACGGTTGCATATATCACGGAGGACGCGACGACCTCGGGCCTGGCCCTGGCATTGGAGACCGACGACCGTCTCCTGCAGGAATCATTGAGCGAGGTTCTGGACACCCCCCTCCGCCAGATAATAACGGACGGCTCCATGGGAACCCATCAAATGATGGCCTCTGCGGCAGGCGGGAAGATGGTCCAGCTCCATACAAATGTATTTGAAGGAGACATAACCCTGGCGGGATATTTCACGACCCTGTGGGATCTCCGGGGGAGCGGAGAAGGGGGCCAGCCAATCTCTATTAATGTCCCCGAGTACGACGCGGAAGGGACAGCCATACCGACCGAGCTGGAGCTCCGTGACGGCGTAACGATCCTGCACCTGAATAACATCCGCACGGCCGACAGGAGCGAGGTCGCGCAGAGCATGGGTCTGACCGCCGACGCTATCAGCAACACCGCCACCCTGCTCCCCGACACAGTCTTTATTTTCGGAGTAGGCAGGGGCACAGCCTCGGGAGCATTGACCTCGGTCGAGCTATTGAGCAACGGAACCGTTAAGGCAACGCAGACGGCCCCTGCATATCTCAAGACCGCCGAGGATAACGCGGGATACAGGCACTACTGCGCCATGTTCCCTCCGACCCCCGGCTCCACATATTCCTCGGACCCCATCGACAGCATACGGATAACCGTGGGTGGAGCGGGGATTAATTCGGCAATCGTAAACGCCAAGGCTCTCCTTCAGAGCCAAGGCATACACGTCGATATAAGGGTGCCCAAATGATTTAAGCAGGCACGGGGATAATAGGGCCATGCGACAGAAGGCGAGAACAGCTTTCTATATCGCCCTCGGCGCCTTATTCATCCTCGCGCCTTTGGTGGGTGATCCTTCCGAGGCGGAGACATACAGGGCCGTCCATTTTTACATCGACGACGGCACGGGGCAGTATGAGAATATTGTCGAGCACGCCCCCGAGAGCGCGGGCTATATCATACCCCCCGAGAAGATCCCGGAGACCCCCGAGCAATATGTCTGGTTCACAGCACCGAGGCCCGCCCCCGGCGGATATATCGACCTGGACTATATCAGAGCGGATTTAACGGCCCCCGTTCCTGCCATGGCCTCCTTCTACGCATGGGACCCTGCGGAGAACGGGGCGAGACCGACACCCCCCGAGGATGGCGGAACGGCACCGAGCGGAGAGGTAACGATAATCCTCGCAGGGATCGCGCTCGCTTGCTTGACCGTGGGAGCGGCCACAATTTTATGGCATAAGCGCGAGTAAACCCCTCCTTTTAAATTGCCAGGGCTAAAACTACTACATGAAGTGGCCCTCGCTATTCAACAAGCCCACCGTTTACGAAGCTCCCGCGAAGGGAGTAAAGGGGGCCACTATCCGCGTCTCCGACAAGAAGCGGGCGACCGCCGACAAGTACACCGAGCTCCAGGAGCTCCGCCAGCATGAGGCATTTTTAGAAGTGTATGAGGCGACCATAGCCGGCGCCATCATCGACACCGAGACGGACGACCTGTTCGCGCAGGGGTGGGCCATCAACGGCGAGAACCCCGACGAGGTCGCCAAGGTAAGGGAATACCTCGAGGCGGTGGCCTTCGAGCAGGCGGTCAAGCAAATGGCGACCGAGTCCAAAATCTTCGGCTTCGGGATCGCGGAGGTCGGCCAGCAGGGCACCAGACACGTCCTGGTCCCCCACGCCACCCTTAACATATTCCCCGCATACGACGAGGACGGCTGGCTCGACGGTTTCCGCCAGAAGGGGGCCAACGACACCGTACTCGCGGAATGGACCCCCGCCCAGGTGGTCACCCTGGCCCTCCGCCCGAGCGCCACCACGCCCGGCATAGGCAGGAGCCAGCTCGCCCAGGCGTACTCCGCAATCGTAAATTATGAGGACATACGCAAAGCGAATGTAGAAATGGTCCTCCGCATGGGCTACCCCACTTACGACATAGAGTTCGACGACGACGGCCTCTCCCCCGCGGGCGCATTATCGGGCGAGGTCGCGGACCTCGGCCCCGGCTCCGTAATCAGCACGGGCCTCGGAGCCAAGATAAACACCTTGAACGCCCAGGGAGTAACCCAGGTCCAGACATACGCGGAAATGGCCCTCCAGGCCGTAGCCGTAGCCATGCAGGTCCCCCGCAGTATGGTCGGCCTGGCCGACAACAGCGAGGCCACCGCCAAGGTCACCCAGGCGAAATATTACAACAGAATCTCCGCCGAACAATCCCTGATAGCGCACACCATCCAGGCCCAATATATCGAGAAGTACGTCCTCCCCGACCTCGGTATTAAGCGCGGGGCCATCCAAATCTTCTTCAACAACCCCGACCCCGAGGCCCAGCTCAAAAAGGCACAGCTACTCCAGATTATCACGACCCTGGACCCCACGGACCCCGAGTATCTCCTCTCCGTAGAGGAGCAGGCCGAATTATGGGGCAAGCACCCCAAGGCGGGCGAGTACGACACCGACAAGCTCCAGGACATGCTGATGCAGAGGGTCGCCCGCCATATCGCGGACATTCAAGGCGCCCCTGCCGATCCTCCCGCACAGGAGGCGCCCCAATGAGCAGGAGCCCCGTGAACCGCAGGGACCCCTCGGGCACCCGCAGGATAGAACGCCGGACCATCGAGAGGATGGACGCCGTGATAGACACATACGCGGAGATAATGGCGAGGACCGCCTCGGGCATTGAGGAAGGGGTCAGCGTAAAGATTGACACCGACCGCGCAGGGAAGCTCCAGCGCTTCCATGATGCCATGATAGAGGATTTAACCGTAATCGCCCGCGAATGGACCGCGGACACCATCGACGCCGCCGTCAAGAACACGGACAAGATTTTTAACAATCTACATGCAGGAATCCAGCTCGGCAACGTACCGATACCCCAGGAGGAGGCGACCATCCTGGGAATCGGCCTCGAGACCAACGTCGTCACCGTAGCCGACGAGCTCCTAAAAGACGTCGCCCGCGTAGCATCCGAGGGCTACCTCCAGGGCCTCGGGGCGGACCAGATCGCCCGCAACATCGAGAAGGAGGGCCTCACCGTAAAATGGAACGCGAAGCGCATGGTCCGCACCGAAACCATGAGAATCTGCGACGTAATAGCCAAGAATAGGTATGAGGCGGCAGGGTGCGACGGCTATATGTCCTATCCCACCGACGACGACCGCCTCTGCACCACATGCCTCGGATATGCGACCGGGGGGAGCGGAACGGCGCTGAAGGTGTACGGATTGAACGAGCCAATGGCCCTCCCCTGGCATCCTAATTGTAGATGTTGCAGGCTCCCCCACTTCCCCGATATGGAGGCAATCACGATATGACACAGCATAAGGGCTACTATAACAGCGCGGGGACCATGTCCTCGTATGAGGCCACCGAGGACGGGGGCCTAATGATCCACGGCGTCATTATCATGGCCGCGGGCACCTGGACCGACATGCACGGAATTAAGACCACATTCTCGCCCGAAGTACTCCAGGCATGCGCGACCCAATGGGCGGATAATGCCGTATGGACCAGGCACGCGGGAGGGACCCCGCGGAGCGTCACCGAGAAGGTCGGCGCCGTATTGAATCCCACTTACTCTCCCACCGAATACGCCGTCATAGCAGACGTATATCTTCACAACCAGACCGACGCCAGCAGAGCCTGCGCGTCCCTGGTGCAAATGGCCCGCGAGGCCGGAGGCATCAAGGACGTCAGCGCGGAGACCATCGTGGACATAGACAGGGATGGGATCGTCCAGGATGTAACCTTCACGGGGCTCGCATTGGTAGAGGACGGGGCGTGCGAGACATGCAGGCTCCCGGCATATTCGGCACAGGAGGACAACGACATGGCTGAAGAAGAACCCAAGCAGGAGACCACCGAGGTCGAGACCAAGACCGAGGAGACCGAGACCAAAACCGAGGCCCCCAAGGACAACAGCGACCTCCTGGACATGCTGGCTGGCTTCGTCGCCGGGATCATCCCCGACACTAAGGAGATTATCGAGGGCATCCGCGAGGCAGAGGGAGAGGACAGGGTCCGCGCCCTCGGACGCCTCGAGGGGTGCATGCAGGCGTGGGGCTATCCCACCGTGGCCGAGGAGTACTCTAAGGCCATGAACGACGCCCTCGCGCAGTTCGAGAAATCCATCGACGAGAAGCTCGCCTCCATCCAGAACGAGGTCGCGCAGTACAGTAAACCCGCAGGGCTGAAAGGCAAGGCGGGAGCAGACAAGGACCAGGGCACCGAGCGCCAGACCCTGACCCTGTACGGGAGCGGAAGGACCGCTCTCTATTGAGGCGCACTAACAGGAGAGAAAAACATGGCATCCATTACAGCCTTCCCCGACATCCCCAACACCGTCGAGGGTGCTTACGGATATGACGCCTCCTTCGAGGCATCCGCAGACATTCTCGCGGGACAGGCGGTGCAGATCGCCTCCACCGGCAAAATCGCACCCGCAACCGCGAACACCCAGAAAGTAATCGGCGTCGCCCTTTACGACATTCCCTCCGGCACCATTGGAGCCGTTAGGGTCCTCGGAGCGACCACCTGCGCCAACGGCGACGGAAGCACCGCAATAACCGCGGGCGCCGCAGTAACCGCAGGAGCCCTCGGAGGAGTAGTCGCCGCTTCTACCGGCGCGATCCTCGGAATTGCCCTGGAGCCAATCGCAGGCGGAGCAACCGGCAAGGTCCTGGTCTGCCCCGGAATGAACACCACCAGCTGAGGCGAGTAAAATGGAAAACGGAAAATTCGTCAACAAGACCTGCGACTTCGCAGGTAACGCCATCCCCGTCGGCATGTATGACAGGGCGACCCCGAGCCAGCTCCTCAAGAGCATCATGGCCGTGGACAACGGAAACCTGGACTTCTCCGCAGAGGAGACCGAGAACCTCCTCAAGAGCCTCCCCGAGAAAATGGTCGGAATGAAGGCCAACAAGAGGGGAGCCCTCGAGTTCGCCACCTACACTAAGGCCGACTTCCTCGCACCCAACGGACCCGCAGGCTCCACCATCAAGGGCTCCGGAATCGTTGACATTCTCGTCGCCGATACCATCATGGAGGGCGCCATGCCCTACACTGCCGCCAGGAACGTCCTCGAGGTATGGAGGGCAAAATCCGGCGCCGAGCAGATCCCCTTCTTCACCTCCAGGAAGGCCGCCAAGGCAATCGCACCCAACGGAGACGCCGCCGACCTCGCCGAGAGTATGGGCGTGGTCACCGCGATCCCCAAGGAGTACAAGCTCAAGTGCTCCCTGGATAAGGGCATCCTCCAGGACAGCTCCGTCGACGTAAAGGCCGCCGCCATCCGCGAGATGGGCGCTTCCATGGAAATCGCCCTCGAGCAGGAGGCCGTGGACGTCTGCCTCGCCAACGCATACGGAACCGCCACCAGCGCCGCCACCGCCGACGCATTGAAGGGACTGAACCTCGCCAGGGGCCAGGTCGGCAAGCTCGGCTTCAGAGCAACCGGCGCCATTATCGCGCCCATGTTCGAGGCCAACGCACTCAACAGCATGGCCGTCCCCGCCTACAATGACAGGGCCCAGGGAATCGGCGAGAACGCCAGCCTCCTCCGCTTCGCAGGCATGACCCTCGGAGTCAGCGGAGCCACCGGCCTCGATTGGGGAACCGCAACCAATGTCGGAGCCCTGGTCGTGGATAGGACCCACGCCCCCCATATCATTATGAGGGAGGACATGACCCTCGGCGAGTTCGACAACGTAACAAAATATAGCGAGGAGCCGACGGTTATTAGTCGCTTCTGCGTGGTCGCACCCGTCGAGACCAAGAAGCAGGACAACAAGGGCGCCTGCATCAAGGTCGTCAACTCTTGAGCATTTGAACACCGCAGGGGGGCGGAGACCCCCCACCCCATCCCCGCGACATGATCCTAAACACCCACACCAACGCCAAGGTTCTGACGCATGAATACCGGCATACCCTGGACCAGGCCATAATAAACCGCAACCGCATAAGCGACGAGCAGGCCAAGTGGCTCGCAGTACCGAAGGCGGTCGGAACGGGCGCATACGACAACGAGGCGCGGGGATGGATGGATAACCCTTCCTGGGACGGTTCCATGCAGAGATACACCCCGCTGGACGGCCCCGGACACAAGGGGGTCAAGCCATGACAATCGCAACCAAGACCCGCCTCCTCCTCGGATTATCCGAGGACGTAGTCGCCAACGACGTATTGAACGACGCCGTAGAGCTCGCCGAAGATTGGTGCAGGGCCAGGGCCTCCGCATATTCCACCGAGGCCCCCGAGAGCGCCGTGGTCCTAATGGCCGTATTCTTCCTCCGCCAGCACCTGGACCTCGCCGGCATCAAGCCCTCAAGTATCAGCATGCCCGATTTATCAATGGCGACCGATGTAAGGAGCATGTGCGACCTCGCCAAGGACATGGCCGTCGAAGCTATCAAGGCCCAGGCCACCGCCAGGGGCCAGACCTTCCGTCACATTAGGAGCGGGAAGGTGGGCAGATGGAATTAAGCCCCCTGGCCGAGGTATTGAAGAACACCATGAGGCAGACCTGCACGGTGTACAGATACGGAGGCGCGGACCCCACGGGACAGCCCATTTATTCCCGGGGGACCGCCTGGCCCTGCAGGATCGCCATAAGGACCGAGAGGTCCTTTAATGAGGCGGGCGACTACATAACCAACAGCCCCGTGAACCTAATACTCCCCGCGAATTGCGAGGTCGGGGCGTATGACATGGTGGACCTTCCCGCCCCGTATCAGCAGGGCGCGATTATCCGCGAGGTAATCACAAGCACGGACTTTTTAGGCAGAGCGACCCACCAGGCGGTGCGTATCGCATGAGCTCCGACTTCGAGACCGCCCGGGAATCCATCGAGAGGATGGTCCGCAACCACCCCGAGAATGTCGCCCGCATCCTCGCCAACCACGGCGGGAAGATCGAGACGAGGGCGGCCGTATTGACCCCCGTGGACACCGGCCTCCTCATGAGGGCCACGCAGTACCATGTCTCCTCAATAGACGCATACGGACACGGCGAAGTATCTCTCACCGTAGAGAACCGCATGGTCTACGCACACTATCAGCACGAAAACAAACTGAACCACCCCAACAAACCGACCGCTCGGGACCATTTTATCTCCATCCCCTTCGAGAAGGAGGTCCCGGCAATCATCGACGACATAGTCCAGACCGACATAAAGGAGGCCACACAATGACACAGGAATACACGCCCGTCGCATGGCAGGACGAGACGACCAGCCAGCAGGGCACCCTAATAAACGCAGAGAGATTAAACCAGATGCAGACGGCCCACCACTACGCGGACGGCCTGGAGGAGGTGGACGCGATCCCCACCGCCGACCCTGGGGTCAGCTATCATAAGATAGTTTACTGCACCGCGGACAGCACCATATACAGATGGGACGGGACCGAATGGACCGCCGACATTGACGACGAGACCAAGCGCCTCCTCGAGCAGGAGATAGCCAGGGCCACCGCCGCCGAGGGCGGGCTGGCGCAGGACATAGCAGACGAGGAGACCGCCAGGGAGACCGCGGACACCGCCATGCAGGCGGACATATCCGCCATGCAGGCGGACATATCCGCCCTCCAGAGCGGGAAGCTCGACAAAAAGACCACCAGCCCGAACCAGACGCAGGTGTACGCAATAAAGGGCTCGACCCAGAAGATGCTCACCGTGGGCTCGGCCTCGGGCGACATACCCGCGTACAGCATGGACAGCGTCCTTTATTCCAAGATGCCCACCCTGTACGACCCCATAGACGACACCGTGGTTAATTACGGATGGGCCACCGCGCAGATAGGGGCGGAGGCCACCGCACGCGCCGACGCCGACACCGCCCTGGGCGGGAGGATCGACACGGAGCAGGCGAGGGCCACGAGGGCCGAGGACGCCAATGCATCCGCCATCGCGGCCCACACCTCCAACCGCAACAACCCCCACAACGTCACGAAGGTCCAGCTCGGCCTCGGCAACGTGGACAACACCAGCGACGCCGACAAGCCTGTCAGCACCGCTGTGCAGGCCGCACTCGATGCCAAGGCGGAGATAGCCGACGGGGTGACCCCCTGGAGCTCCACGGTCGAATATCACGCTAATGCCTTCACTAACGCCAACGGAACCCTCTACCGTTCATTCGCCCGCATCAGGATCCTCGGGCCTGGTCGGTCCCGATAACCTCTACACCGAGGATATAGGGGACGGCTCCGCCACCACCATCGCAATCACGCACAACCTCGGCTCCTACGATGTCCTCTGGAGCATTTGGAGCAACAGCGACAAGGGCGTGACAGGGGTCAAGGCGGTCAAGACAAGCACCAACGTCCTGACCCTGACCTTCTCCAGCGCACCCGCCACGGACGAGTACCGCGTCCTGGTATTCCGTCCGGGAGACGCCGCGAGGATCTACGAGCAGACCTTCTCGCCCGCATCCAATACGGTGGTCATTACCCACAACCTCGGGAGATACCCCTCGGGCATAGCGCTATATGCCCCCGACGGCACCAAGGTCGGCGCACGCATGACCGCCGACACAACCTCTGTAACATTACACCTCGCCGGCTACGATGCCGGAACATATAGGATAGAAGTGATAGCATGACCTACGACTGGGAATCTGATTATAGTGTACGGGGCAAGATCTCCGCAGGAAAGCAGGCAGAACAGGCAGGGGACGCAGTCCTCCTCGGGAGCAACGGGAAGATCCCGGACCGCTTCATATCGGGCTCGGACTTCAAATACACCCTCTCCTTCGACGCCGCGACATTCGCCACCGACCCCACCGCATGCCTGACCTACGCAGACGACTGCGCAGGGTTCAAGAGGGTGGACGGCTCCGCATCCTCCTCCCTGGTGGCGCACAGCCCCGGAAGCTGGGGAGAGGACAACCCCCTCATATCCAGTATATTCTACGCGACAATCGCCGACGGCACCATCCACCACGTCCTCGATCCCGCCGACCTGTCCAAGGGCATCGACGGCGTGGACAGGAGCACCGAGATCCAGCAGGAGAACGTGATGATGATGATACCGACCCTCTACTCCAAGAGGAACGCATCCGGCATCAGCATCAGCTCCAAGCCCTCGCAGGGAACAGCATACGCCCACACCTACGACGGCCACACCTACAAGTATCTGGGAATCCCCGTCTATCAGGGCTCGATGGTCGGCACCAAGCTCATGAGCGTATCTGGTGCGACACCCGCCAGGAACAAGACTCGTGCCGAGTTCAGGGCCGCCGCGCAGGCCAACGGCGAGGGATGGCTCCTGCCCAATTGGCACGTCAATCAGCTCATGCGCGACCTCGTCCTGCTGTGGGGTAAGTCCTTCGACAGCCAGCGCACCTTCGGCCAGGGCTTCAGCACAGGAGGATCCCCTGACCAATGCGCTCGGAAGGTTCGCAGGCAACGCGACCGGCACCGGCAACGCGGTCAAGTGCGGGGTCGAGAATTGGTGGGCAGACAAGTGGCGTTTCTTCGATGACATACTCACAGGATACAATGAGACCGACGAGGCGTGGGCCGATATTTACGTCGGCCAACAGCTCCAGGTCCAGGACGATCTGTCCAAGATGGTCCTGATGGACGAGCTCGAGACGACCGACATGCACGCGAGCACCAACGCGTTCTGTACCTCAATCCACACCGACGAGGTAGGCTGGGGGTTATGGAACAACCACGACGGAACCGATGCAACAGGTCTCTGCGACAGGCACTGGTCCAACCCGTCCGCACAGAGGCTGTGCGTCGTGGGCGGTGGCTCGGATAGTGGCTCGCGTGGCGGGGTGTCCACGTTGGATCTGAATAGTGCCCTGTCGAGATCGTATTGGTATGTTGGGGCTCGCCCGGCCTTCGTCATGGACTGACGGATGATAGCCGAGCCGTCCCCGGCGAGCGATAAACTCCTTAGGATGGTCCGCAAAATGAAACGCATTAACGGGATACTCGACAGGGGTGCGGAGGCAGACACGCCGATACGGTCCTGCATCGCATCCTATCACGGCATCCTGTCTTGGTGCGACGGCTTCCGTCTGCACCGGAGATATATCTCGCCCCTGCTGGCGAGGATCGAGGCGACACAATGAAAACCTACACCGTTCGCGGGGACAGCACCCCCGCCCAGATCGAGAGAGCACAGACCGTGACCATCGTCCGCGAGGGCATCCAGCCCTTCACGGAACCGCAGGAGGACGGCACCGTCATCCAGGGCTACACCTGGACAGAGACCCGCCTCTCCCCCGCAGAGACCGAAGGCATCGAGGCCGGGAGGATCCCTGCGGAGAACACCGCATGCAGGAGGCTCCGCCTGCTCGCACAGCTCACCGCCACCGACTACGTCGCGGCGAAACTCGCCGAGGCCGAAGGGGACGAGCTCGCACAGCTCCGTCAGGAGTATGCGGAGATACTCTCCCAGAGGCGTGCGTGGAGAGCGGAGATAAACTCCCTGTGAAGAACAGGCCGAAACCCAGCCAGAAACCGATTAAACACGCTGGGGCATAGCCCAGCACCTTTTAACCCGTCGGAGAGGCGCAGGCGCGGACCCTGCGCGCGTTCAACTCGGCCCGCTACCGAGCGACGGGCACCCTTCACGGCTCATAATGGGTGCAGGCACCGTCCTCCCCCAGGAGGACAGGGCGACCGTAGAAGAAGCAGAACCCGCGCTCATCATCATAATACGCACAGGAGGCGCATGGGGGCTCGTCGGTCACGGGACCACCGCCCGCAGATGGGACACCATGCGGTCCCATTCGGCACCCGCCTCCAGGATCGTCGGCGCCAGGGGGCCGAAGAGCCCGCACCGAGGGCACTCCAGGCGCACGCCGTCGTGATAGAGGACGGCGAGGGGGCGGGGCTCCCCGCAATCGGGACAGGCGGTCATATCCTCACCAGCATGTCGTATAATCCCGCCAGCAATTCCCCGCGGGGCGTGAGGTAATGGCGGAGCACGGGGCGGCCGCAGTATTGCCCCGCCTCGGCGCGGATTATGCCAG